TCTTTACACATAGATATGTACGGTGGGATTGCTTCTTTGTATTACCGGGATCTAGCATCTTTGTAAAAAAAGAATGGTCGATAAAATATTGTTCTTTTATAAAACAGCATACTGGGTTCATTTGTCTACTCCTACAAAAGAAAAGGAGAAGCAGCACCGCTTCTCCCTGACTGTTAATTTCTTCGGTTTTTTATTAGCCAGGTGCTTCCGACAAACCCCTCACAATTTCTTCGGTTTTTAGTTAGCCAGGCGATTCCGACAACAGCCTCAAACGAAAGCATAGCTTTCTTGCCTAGATTATATGAAGAAGACGGGACCTTGTCAACCGGTTAGTAAAAAATATAAACTGAGGTTTGTAGCAATAATAAATAATGAGACGGCTTGTTGTAATGGTGAGCATACACGGTTCATGCCCGTGTGATCCCGGTTCGAGTCCGGGGGCCGCAACCAGCAATATCGGATCTTCACGATTGTGGAGGTCTTTTCTTTTACACATTTTCAGGAAGGAGGTGCCGATGTGGCAACCAGAGGAAGAAAACCAACACCCACTGCCATTAAGGAACTGGAAGGAAATCCTGGCAAGCGGGCATTAAATGACAGGGAACCTAAGCCCAGCAAGAAGGCTCCGGCTTGTCCGAAGTGGCTGGAAGAGGAAGCAAAAAGAGAGTGGCGTCGTCTGGCAAAACAGATGGAACAGCTCGGTATTCTGACCCAGGTGGATATGGCAGCCTTTGCGGGTTACTGTCAGGCCTATGCCCGATGGAAAGAGGCCGAGGAATTTATCTCTCAGCATGGTTCCATCGTAAAGACTCCATCCGGCTACTGGCAGCAAGTTCCCCAGGTATCTATTGCCCAGACCTATTTAAAGATCATGAATAAGTTTGCGGAGCAGTTTGGTCTTACCCCGTCTTCCCGAAGCAGAATCATTGCTTCCAATGAGCAGAGTAAGAGCACTGTGGATGAGATGGAAGATCTGCTGGGAGGTGGTTTCTGATGGGAAAGGACGAGAGACCAGCCAACTACCCGAAACTCAGGAACTATAAGCCTTCCAGGTTTATGCTTCCTACCTCTCACTATGACGAGGAGAAAGCAGATCGTGCAGTGCGGTTTATCGAGAACCTGAGACATACCAAAGGCAAGTGGGCTGGAAAACGCTTCTGGCTTTTGCCTTGGCAGGAGCAGATCATCCGCGATGTGTTTGGCATCGTGAAGGAAGATGACAAGAGGCAGTTCCGTACCGCTTACGTGGAAATCGGTAAGAAAAATGGTAAGTCCGAGCTTGCCGCTGCTGTTGCTCTGTATCTTTTGTTTGCAGACAATGAACCCTCTGCCGAAGTTTACGGTGCTGCTGCCGATCGACAGCAGGCTTCCATCGTATTTGATGTAGCCAATCAGATGGTGCAGATGACACCGGCGCTGATGAAACGCTGCAAGATCATGGCAGCAACCAAAAGAATCGTCAATTACTCCAATGCAGGTTTCTACCAGGTGCTTTCCGCTGAGGTTGGCACCAAGCATGGTCTGAACGTGAGTGGTCTGGTTTTGGATGAGGTACATGCCCAGCCAAACAGAAAACTCTACGATGTTTTGACCAAGGGTTCCGGTGATGCCAGAGAACAGCCTCTATTCTTCCTGATCACCACAGCTGGAACAGATAAGGAAAGCATCTGCTACGAGTTACATACCAAAGCCCGTGACATCTTGGATGGCAGAAAGATCGACCACACCTTTTATCCTGTGGTTTACGGTCTGACTGATGAGGATGACTGGACTTCGGAGGAGAACTGGTACAAAGCCAATCCCTCTCTGGGACAGACCATTCAGATCGAGCGTGTCCGTGAGGCTTATGCAGATGCACAGCAGAACCCAGCAGAGGAGAATGTATTCAAACAGCTGCGACTCAATATGTGGGTGGCATCGCTTACACGATTCATCCCGGAGCAGATATACGACATGGGAGATATTCCAATCGATATGGAAGCCTTGAAGGGGCGAGAGTGCTACGGAGGTCTTGACCTTTCCAGTACCGGCGACATTACGGCATTTGTATTGATGTTCCCACCTCGGACAGAGGATGAGAAATACATCTGCCTTCCGTTTTTCTGGATACCGGAAGACACGATTCCGCTTCGAGTGCGAAGGGCATCCGTTCCATATGATGTGTGGTATCAGCAGGGGTTCTTAAATGCCACTGAGGGAAACGTCATCCACTACGGATTCATCGAGAAATTCATCGAGGAGCTTGGAAAGCAGTATCACATCCTGGAGATTGCCTTTGACCGCTGGGGAGCAACCCAGATGGTGCAGGACCTTGAGGGCATGGGCTTTACCGTGGTTCCTTTTGGTCAGGGCTTTAAGGATATGTCTCCTCCGACAAAGGAGTTTTATAAGCTCCTTATGGAAGGAAACATCATCCACGGCGGCAATCCGGTACTTCGCTGGATGGCGGGCAATGTTGTGGTCGATCGAGACCCGGCAGAAAACATTAAGCCCACCAAGGCAAAGTCGCCGGAGAAGATTGACGGAATTGTAGCTGCCATCATGGCACTGGACCGGTGTATCCGAAACGAAGGGAACAGAGGCAGTGTCTATGATGAGAGACCGATTTTTGTATTTTAATGCTCGCTGAGCAGAAGGAGGAAATGACAATGGGTATTTTTTCAGGTTTGTTCCGTACCAGGGACGCACCCACCAACGCAACATCCGGTTCATCCTATAGTTTCTTTATGGGAACGTCTGCTGCCGGAAAGAATGTAAACGAGCGTTCTTCCATGCAGATGACAGCGGTCTATGCCTGTGTGCGTATTCTGTCGGAGGCGATTGCCGGACTGCCGCTTCATATGTATGAGTACGATGGGAACGGCGGCAAGAAGAAAGCAGTGGAGCATCCGCTTTACCGCATACTTCATGACGAACCCAATCCGGAGATGACAAGTTTTGTCTGGCGAGAGACAGCGATGAGTCATCTGCTCCTGTGGGGCAATGCCTACATGCAGATCATCCGAAATGGCAAGGGTGAAGTGATTGGACTGTATCCTTTGATGCCGGATCGAATGAAGGTTGACAGAGATACTAAGGGCAGACTCTACTACGAATATCAGACCAAGTCTGAGGATGCGCCGACGATGAAAGGTGCTGTGGTTCAGCTTGACCCGGCTGAGGTGCTTCATATTCCAGGTCTTGGCTTTGATGGTGTGGTTGGTTACAGCCCCATTGCCATGGCGAAGAATGCCATCGGTCTTTCCATTGCTGCGGAGGAATACGGCTCTAAGTTTTATGCCAACGGTGCAGCTCCGTCCGGTGTATTGGAACACCCCAACGTGCTGAAGGACCCTGCAAAGATCAGGGACAGCTGGAACGCTGCCTTTGGTGGCAGCTCGAATTCCCATCGTGTGGCAGTCCTCGAGGAGGGCATGAAGTACACGCCAATCTCCATCAGCCCCAATGAAGCACAGTTTTTGGAGACCAGAAAATTTCAGATTGATGAAATAGCTCGAATCTTCCGAGTGCCGCCTCATATGGTCGGTGACCTGGAAAAGTCGAGCTTTTCTAATATTGAGCAACAGTCCCTTGAGTTTGTGAAATACACCTTGGATCCTTGGGTGTGCCGCTGGGAACAATCTCTTTCCAGAGCACTGCTCCGTGAGGAAGAAAAAGGGAAGTACTTCTTTAAGTTCAATGTGGATGGACTGCTCAGAGGCGACTATGCAAGCAGAATGAATGGCTACGCAACCGCAAGACAGAACGGCTGGATGTCCGCAAACGATATCAGAGAGCTGGAAAACCTCGACCTTATCCCGGAAGAGGAAGGCGGCAATCTGTATCTCGTAAACGGTAACATGCTCCCGCTTAAGTCCATAACGGAAATCAACGCCTACGCATCCGGTAAGGCAGAAGCGCCAGAGGAAACAGAAAACGATAAGAAGGAGGAAACGACCGATGAAGGACAAGAGGTTCTGGAAGTGGAGGAATCAGGCGCCGGAAACCGGGCAGGAAGAAGTCGCCGAAAGAGTTCTTGAGCTCTACGGCACCATCGCTGAGGAATCGTGGTTTGAAGATGATGTCACTCCACAGATGTTCCGCGATGAGCTGTTTGCAGGCGATGGTCCTGTGACGATCTGGCTGAATTCACCTGGCGGTGACTGTATTGCAGCCAGTCAGATTTATTCCATGCTGATGGATTACAAGGGAGATGTAACGGTCAAAATCGACGGTATTGCGGCTTCGGCAGCATCCGTGATTGCAATGGCCGGTACAAAGGTGCTCATGGCACCCACTTCGCTCCTTATGATCCATAATCCGATGACCATGGCATTCGGAGATTACAACGAAATGCAGAAGGCCATCGACATGCTGGATGAGGTCAAGGAAAGCATTATCAATGCCTACGAGATCAAGACCGGTATGAGCCGTGCGAAGCTTTCCCATCTGATGGATTCGGAAACCTGGATGAACGCCAATAAGGCCATTGAACTGGGATTTGCCGATGATGTCTTAGAGGACAGAAAGCAGTGCAAGGATGAAATGCCTGCCTATGCATTTTCCGGAAAGGCGGCACAGGTATCTCTCTTAAACAAGCTGAGCAGACCTGTAAAACCTGTGAAGGCAGAAGCAGAGGAGACGGCAGAAGAGACTGTGGTAAATCCGCAGCTTGAAGAAGCCGAAGGTACACCTGTTGCAGCGGAGGAGACTCCGATTGCAGATACAACCCCGGCAGAGGAAACTGCCGAAGTCGAAGTTCCGGAAGAGACCGGAACGAAAATCACAGATCTCGAAAAGAGACTGAGTCTTTTGAAATAATGGAGGAAAAGAATTATGGCTATGAATAAGATTAACGAGCTGCGTGCACAGCGTGCAAAGACCTGGGAAGCTGCTAAGAACTTCCTTGATTCCCACCGTAACGAGAAGGGCATCCTCTCTGCGGAAGATACTGCTGCTTATGAACAGATGGAGCAGGAGATCGTTGACCTCGCTCATGAGATTGAGCGCCAGGAGCGTATGGATGCCATGGAGCGTGAGATGGCAATGCCTGTGAACACTCCGATCACTGTGAAGCCTGAGAGCCGCAAGATGGACAATAAGACAGGACGCGCATCTGACGAGTATAAGAAAAACTTCTGGGATGCAATGCGCACAAAGAGTCCGGACCGCGCAATTACAAATGCACTTCAGGTTGGTACTGATTCTGAGGGTGGCTACCTTGTTCCGGACGAATTTGAGCGTACCCTTGTGGATGGTCTCCAGGAGAATAACATCTTCCGTACCCTCGCTCATGTGATTCAGACCACTACCGGCGACCGCAAGATCCCTGTGGTAGCTTCTCACGGTTCTGCATCCTGGGTGGATGAGGAAGGTGCATATCAGGAATCTGATGATGCTTTCACCCAGATCACCATCGGTGCCTACAAGCTGGGCACTATGATTAAGGTGTCTGAGGAGCTTCTGAACGACTCCATCTTCGATATTCAGTCTTACCTGGCTACCGAGTTTGCCCGTCGTATCGGTAATGCCGAGGAGGAAGCATTCATCACCGGTAACGGTGTCGGTAAGCCTCTCGGTGTTCTTGCTGACCAGAAGGATGGCAAGGATGTGGGTGCACAGGTTGGTGTCACTGCAGCAAGCGCTACTGCGATCACTGCGGATGAACTCATCGACCTTTATCACTCTCTTGCAGTTCCTTACCGTGGCAAGGCAGTGTGGATGCTCAATGATTCCACTGTCCAGTATATCCGTAAGCTGAAGGACAACAACGGTCAGTATCTCTGGCAGCCGGGCCTCGTTGCAGGCGCTCCTGATACGATCCTTGGTCGTCCTGTGAAGGTTTCCCGCTATATGCCTTCCATTGCAGCTGGCAAGAAGGCTGTGGCATTCGGTGACTTCAGCTACTACTGGATTGCTGACCGCCAGGGTCGTTCCTTCCGTCGTCTTGACGAGCTCTTTGCTGTCAACGGCCAGGTAGGATTCCGTGGTTCTCAGCGTGTGGACGGTAAGCTCATCCTTCCTGAGGCTATTAAGGTTCTTCAGCTGAAGGCTGCTTCTGCGCAGGGCGGTGGTTCCCAGGCAGGCGGCACTGAGGCAAACGGTTAATCGTAACCTTTGAAAACGGGATGTCAGAAATGGCATCCCTATCTTTTAGAAATGAGCAGAGAGGAGGAGAGACATGACACTGCTGACACTGCAGGATGCGAAGGACTACCTTCGTGTGGATTCGAGTGATGAGAATGCCCTGATTGAAAGTATGCTTTCTTCGGCAGCGCACCTGTGCACAGATGTGGCACGGCTTACTCCGGAGCAGTGGGCTGATGTAGATTCCGAGAAAAGCTTCTCTGCCATTTATACGAGAAGCGATATTTCTCATGTAAGGGAACTGATGAAGATCGCAATCCGGTATGCCCTTGGGTATCTGTATGAACACAGAGAGGAAGCGGATTATAACGACCTTACCCGAACCTTACGAAGCATCCTTTTTTCCATCCGTGAGGGGGTGTTCTGATGGCTGTAACGAGAACCGGACGAATCGCCCGGAAGAATGAGCGTATCACCATTCAGAAAAGTACTGTGGTGGTTGACCAGTATAAAAACCACACCAATGCGTGGACGGATTTCTATACATGTTGGTCCTATGCCAATACCTACACCGCAAACGAGGATGGGGATACCGTTGTTTCGGAGGAAAAAAGCATTTCTTTTGAAGCGCGGTACTGCTCGGAGCTGTCTGAAATCACCTCAACAGGATACCGGGTCAAGTTCAAGGGAGATATTTACGACATTCTCTCTGTGGACATGATGAATTATCAGAAGCGGAGCATCCGCTTAAGCTGCAGAAAGCAGAAACGGTGAGCCAATTTGTATGGAGTTTGGTTTCTGGACGAGGAGGAGAAATGCAATGAGTAAAACAGTATCGGTTGACCAGCTTGCCGCTGCCATCGAAGAGGAACTGAACAACTATAAAGAGCTTGCTTCCGATGAGATGAAGAAGGCAGTAAAGAAAGCCGGAAAGACAACCAAGGAAGATATCAATGATTCTGCTCCTGTAAAGAGCGGAAGATATGCCAAGTCCTGGAGGACGAAAATCATGTATGAAAGCTACGACAGTATCGAGCTTACGGTGTATTCGCCCTCCAGGTACATGTTGGCGCATCTTCTGGAAAACGGTCATGCAAAACGTGGCGGTGGGAGAGTCCGAGCGATTCCCCACATTAAGCCAGCGGAAGAACATGCGACGGAGCAGCTTGTCAGTGATATCGAGAAGGCACTGAGGGGGTAATGGATGTGACTTACGAAGAAGTAGTATCAATGGCAGAGGAGACCGG